TGCCGCGCATGTCGATGGGTGTCTGAAATCTCTGCATCAGCTCAGCACCACAGAACCGGCCACCGCCTCGGAGAAGGTCAGCGTGGTTACGTTGTCGGTATGCGCCTCAGCCGGCACGTTCACGATGCCGTCACCGTCGATCACCGATCCCACCAGCGCGCGCCTTCCGAAATTATGCGTGATCACCCATTCGGTCTGTGCCGTGGGCTGCTCGAACACCAACCGCCCGGTCGCAGAACCAGCCGGGGCCGTGACCACATTGGACAAGCCGGGCTCCGATTCCGTCAGCCCCTGCGCCGTGACGCGGATCTGATAGTCAGACCCCGGCACGGCATTGTTGAGAACGCCAGAAAGCGCATTGTCCGGGTCAATCGTGCCGCCGCTGATCCATGCGCCACCGTCCTGCGCATAGCTCCATGAGTAGCTGTCGGGCGCACCCTCAAGCGGCGGCTCGAAAACAAAGGTGATCTGCGTCACGCTGGAATCGCGAGCATTGATCGTCACGGCAGAGGCCACGACATTCTCGGGCGGGTTGACCGCTGGCGGATTGTCCGCGACCGCGCCATCCCGAATTGGGGCCTCTTCGTCGAGCGGATCGTGGGCATAGATCGCCGCACTCGTTTCCCGCAGCGTCATCGGGGTTTCAAAGGCCAAGCGCCCGAACGGGTCTTCAAGGAAATTGGCCGGGGCTGCGGACTCGACGCGATACTCCCGGTTGCGCGCGCCGCCTCCGGTGAAGTTCACGGCCACGGTCGCACCGGGCAACAGGTCAATCGCAGCCGGTGGGAACGTCGCCTCCAATGTCATCTGTGCCGCCGAGACCCATATCCGCGAAGCAGGCCTCGATCCGCGCGATCCGCTGCACCTGCGGCCAATAGGGGCACATCGAGACCACGAATTCCTCTGCCTCATCCTGCCCCGGTGTCCAGCCGCGCCCCTCGACCGGCACAACCGGCAGATCACCATCCTCGTATGATTGATCCGGGTCCGGATAGATCGGGCGCAGCGCCTTGGGCACGTCGCGGAAATTGGCCTTGGGCGTCACCGTGATCGGGCGGCCCTGCATTGCCTCGGTCAGCGTGGCCGAGGGGGCATAGTATTTGCCAGAGACATACCCAAGCCGTCCGCCCACGCGGCGAAACTGCCCAGCCCCGGCGCGCGCCATGGGCTGCAACTGATCCATCAGCTCCTGCCGCGACCAGACAATCATGCCGCCCACGCGGTAAGCTGCCTCGAACGATCCATCGCCGCGCTCGCGCAATTCATCCGCCACATCTGCGGCCTCGATAAAGTCATCGAGCCTGATTAGTCCGCACGGCATCGAGCGCGCAAAGGCCCTGATTGTCGTTATAGAGCCAAGTCGTCGGACCGTCGGGGTCCTGCGCCAGATCACGCGGGTCCCATACCTTGGACCAATCCATTTTCACATCGCACTGGATATCCGGGTAGTTGGGCCACTTGGTGGCTGCGTTCTTGATGTTGCCGCGCACATAGCGAAACCAGAGAATCGTCCAGCCCTTACCTGCGTCCGAAGGCCAGAACTTGGCCGGATCGGTCGAGGTCACGTCGCCGAACTCGGTCATCAACTGGTCGGGCGGCGCAGTCTGATCACCAAGGCCCAGCCAGAAGTTCACAAAGCCGAAGTCCAAAGTCACCCCCGCAAGGGTAGAGGTCGCCGCAAGATCAATCGTCGCCCCCGGACCGGTGAAGTCGAAGAGATCGCCGGTCAGCACCAGTTCCCGGTTGTCGAGCCAGATGGTGATATTCGTGCCCGCAGAGGGCCGGGTTTGCAGCAGGTAGAACCCATACTGGTGTTCATCGCGCACAAAGTCGCCCGGCGCACGCAGGCCCGGCACGCGGGTATGACCATAGACAGTCCGCTTGGCAGGCTGCGACGAAATGCGCTTGGCCTCTTGGCGCACGTCCGAGGGCTTGGTTTGCCCCAAAGCACCAGTTACCAAGCCACCAACAAGGCTGAAAGCGAGGCCTGCGATCAGTTGCGTTGCCGCCGCAGCGATAGCAGTTGCCGTCGCGGTCGTGGCCCCTGCCCCTGCGATGGCAAGGAAGATCGCGCTCTCTAGAAAGCCCATGCCGCCCTCACCTCACTCACAATGCAGTAGCTGTCGCCAGCGGCCTTGCCGACCCATTGACCGCCCTCAAGGGGCAGCACCAGCGCGCGACCATGCTCAAGGCGTGCCAGACCAAGCGCATCAGGCGACCACGCATCCACGCGCCGCATACCCGCCTCAGTGCAGAGCCGGTCCCACATGGGCAGCCACCCACCGGCCCCCAGAATGATCCGCTCCGCGCCTGCGTCGTCGTCATAGGTTCCGCGATACCGGGTCAGCGGATCGACGCCAAAGCGCTCAAGAATGTGATCACAGGCCAGCGTGCAGCAATCCGCCACGCCGCGCACGAACGGCACCCCAAAGAGCGCGTCAGCCTCATCCCATGTCACCATTTGACAGGCCCGCTCCGCCGCGTGGCGGCGGACTCGAAGAGCCGCCCGATAGTATCGCCCGGATAGGCATCGGCTTGGCTTTGCGCCGTGACGATCACATTGGCGCTCGACCGCTGATCCTTGCCGCCGCGCAAGGAAATCTCCAGCCGCCGCGAGGTCCGGTTGTCGATGTCGCGAAAGCCGTCCATCGTGCCCCGGAACATCTCGACCGCCGCGCCGATCAGCACATTGCCCGCCCGCTCGGTCGTGGCCCCGAAATGCACCTTGACCTCGCGCGCCGTGGTATCTGCCGCCAAGACATACTCGTCGTGATCGACGCCCGATTGCTCGAACCACTCGACCTGGTAATCCACCGCAAGCTGGCCCGCGAATTCGGCCAGACCCTCGGTCTCTTCGGGCAACTGCAACTGAAACGCGCTTGCCCCGATCCCGGTATATGTCGTGCCGCCGATCACAAGGTTGCCATAGCCGGTGTGGACATGCGCGGGATCTCCGGGCCAATCCACATCGAGCAGGATCACCGGAAAAAACCCGCCCGCCAGCTCGTCAAGGAAATCGGCATGCAGGCCGCGCAGGTTCACGTCCATGGGTCGAATTCCTCGGATGCGCCGTATTCAGCCGGTAGCACCTCGATCAGATTGAGAGCATAGAACCAGTTGCCGCTCACGGTCTGCTCCGCGCTCGGGAACGGGCCATCCAAGGCGAACACGCGGCTTTCGAAATCGCCGATACTGATCGTGCCAGCTGGCAACGGGCCATTGAGCCGGATCACCGCCACGCCAGAGGCATCGGAGAACGCCTCAGTTACCGCCGTGGCAACCGTGCTTTCGCCATCGGCCTCATAGGACCGGATGAAATCAGAGGGCCGCGCGACACGCCGGTTTGGCGGCAAGCCGGTGACTGTGATGATGTCAAACGATTTGGCGTCTGTGCCGGGCGTGCCGGTGTAGACTGCCGACTGAAACCATTGCAGCGGGCTGCCACCGCTCTCCCAATCCAAGGGTGCGGCCCCATCCACCCAATCAATCGGTGAGTTCCGCAACGCGCCCTGTGTGATATCCCCAAGACGCCAATTAATCGGCGGGCTTTTGACGCGCACCAGATCGACGCCATAGCGCATCTGCTCCGCGAGCATCAGCATATAGCCTGCGCCTGCCCCGTCATTGCCCAAGGCAGACACAACAAACGACGCGCTCACCCGCACCGCACCGAACGCGCTGGAAATTCGCTCGCCGCTGAAGAAGCTGCGCCCCTCTTGCACTTCGCCGCGCTTTTCCCAACGGGCCGCGACATATCGAACGGGGGGAAATGCTATGATTTTCATCGGCGCTGCCCAATCGGAATCTCGCGCGCCTGTTGATAGGTTGCTTTGACCGACTTCTTGACTATTTGCGGCGTTGAACTCGCCACCACCCGCCCCGCCTGATCCCGCACATATGCGCCTAGAGCGCCGGTGCTTTGATCCATGGTGACGGTCACGTCGAGCTTGGTGGCGGCAGACGCGCCGCCCTGCATCATGCGGGCCGTGTCCGCCCCTGACGTGACCCGCGCGGGGCCGCGCACAAGCGTGCCGTTTACAAACTCGTCACGCTTCTCTGCCGCGATGCCGAACTGACCGGCGGGGATCATGCCGCCAGTGTCGAAGAAGCCTGCGAATATCTCGGAAATCCCTGACCCTTTAAAGAGCGAACTGGCAATGCCGCTGATGCCGCTCGACAAAAGCTGCTGACCGAGTTGCTTGAACACATCCCCGATGCTGCCAGCCCCGGTGACGATCCCGGCCACCATGTCGCCGAACTTGTCGGCGGTCTGTTGGCTTTGGTTCTCAAGCGCCTTGAGCGCCTTTTCCGCGTCGGTCAGCCCTTCCGCCGCTTGGGACGCTGCGCCGCCTGATCCGCCCGCATCCTTGAGCTTTTTCGTGATAACATCCAAGGCATCGCCAGCAGCCTCAACCGGCGGCACAGTCTTTGCCGTAGCTGCGCCGACTTCCCGCGCTGCGACTTCACGGTCTCGCATGGCCTGCGCCAACGCCTGCTCTTGGATGCGCAAATCCTTGAGAGCCATTGCGGCCCTGTTCATGCGAGCCTCAGATTCCCCAAGAAGCAAAGCGCTCTCGGGGTCATCTGTTGCGATATTGCCGCGCTGAGCCTCAATCGCGGCAAAGGACTCTACCATAGCCCGGCGCTTGGCCAGTTCCGCCCGCGCAGCTTCAAAGGCGCTGGAAGCCAGCTTGACGTTGTTGTTGGCCAAAGCGATCACCGCAGCGCTTGCCTTTGGCTCTCCAGCAACAAATGCGTCAAGCTCACCCATCAGCGCAGCCGTGCCTGCCGCTGCATCATACGCAGCGTCTTCCGCCTCGCCTGCATTGTCACGGAAGGCAAAGAACGCCGCCGCCGCTGCGCCCAAGAGGCCGAACACGATTCCGATAGGGCCGCCAAGTGCGATCAGAGCCAACCGAAGCCCTGCCACGGCCCCTGTCATGATCGTTGCGCCAGTCGTAGCCAGCGACATGCCGCCCACCATTGTTGCGATTGCTGCGATTATTGCCGGGATCTGCGTAGACGCCAGCCCGGCCAGCACAATGCCGATGGCGTCCATGTTCTGGGCCACGAACACACCAGCCGCCGCTGCTGCCTCCATTGCCGGAACCACAACCGCCAACAGCGCATTGCCAAGGCTCAGCGCCAAATTCTGCGCCGCCGCCGTCGCCCTGTTCCATCGCTCGTCAAGGCTTGCAGCCATCTTCTGATAGGCCGCGTCCGTCGCCCCCGCCTTCTCTCCCATGTCGGCCATGATCTGCGAAAACGTTTCGCCCGCACCGCCCGCAAAGGCCAGAGCAGCACCCAAGGCCTCAACCGATCCGAACAGCTCCGCCATAACGGCTTCGTTGCCGCCAGTCGCTGTCATCACATCGTTCAGGAAGCCCTCAAGACCCTTGGCTTTCAGCGCCTGCACGTCGAACGACAGGCCAAGCGCCGCCGCTGCATCCGTCGCCCCCTTGGTGGGCGCAATGATAGAGGCCAGCACTTGCCGCAGCCCGGTCGTAGCCATGGACGTTGAAAGTCCTTGCGTCGTGAGCGCTGCAATGCCCGCTGTGACTTCATCGAACGACACGCCTGCCGCCGAAGCGATGGGAACGATTTGCCCAAGGCTCCCCGACAACTCGCCAATGGTCGTTTTACCTGCCCGCATAGCCACGAACATGGCATCCGAAGCCTGCGCCGCCGAAAGCACATCAGGGCCGTAGGCGTTGACTGCTGTTGTGAGCGCATCAACCGCCGTGGTTACGTCTGTGACGCCGCCAATGGCAAGCCGGTTAGCCGTATCGAGCAGGGCGGCCGCTTCCTCAACCCCACCCGCGCCTGCGGAAATGGCCTGATAGAACGCTTTGACCTGAGATTGCGCGTCCGTCCCATATGCAACAGCCAAGGCCCGCGCGGACTCGCTCAGCATCTCAAGCTGTTCCGGCGTGCCCTCGATCAGCGTTGATGTCTCGGAAATCGCAGCGTTGAACCCGCGCGCCATAGTGACCGCAGCGCCTGCCGCTTGAATCGTTGCATAGCCCGCCGCCATTGCGGCAAGGCCTCTGGCGGCGCTGATCGCAAGGCTGCGAACGGAGTCCATAGCACTGGCGCTCTCGCGCAAGGGTCGGGAGGCTTGGTTCGCACTCTCGCCGAGCTTTATGAACCTGCCATCGACACCCCGGATTCTTTCCTCAGTCTTGCCACCCGCGACAGTCACTTTGCCAAGCTCGGTCTGCGCCTGCTTTAGCTGTGTGGTGTCAGCCGCCAAGACGAGCCTTGCGAAATCAGTCATTCACGCCACCCTTATTCCTGACCATCCCAAGGCTCTTTCGAGAGTGGATGGGTGAGCGCCAATCCGTTAAGATAGGCCCGAGACATGCGATTGAGGATGAACATTTCATCCCGGCTGAACCCGTTGATGCGCCCAAAGGATTCGATTTCGGACCAACGCAGCGGGGCAAGCCCATCTGTGATGCCAGCCTCTTCCCAAGCGCCCCAAAGCCGATTCAGGCCACCCAAAGGCGGCAACTCGAGAGAGCCGCCAGCCTCCTTGATTTGATCACCCCGGCTTTGGTTTGTGCCGTCAATCCGGGCGTGGTAATACCCGAGTTGCCGCGCCGCCAGCGTCAGCCGGTCGGCGCACTCGTAAAAAGCGCGCCTTCATCCGAGGCGCGCTTGAAAATCACCGTCATGAACGAGGGGTGATTGAGAGCCGTGAGCACGTTGGCCGTGGTGCATTCCACCGGGGCCTCGCCTTCTTTGATAACGATATTGCGCCAGTCCATCACAGTGGCGATCAGCAAGTCGCGCAAGTGCGCCTCTCGGGCCTTGGCATTCTGCGACATAAGCCCCGCCTGATCGCTCTCAGAGGCCCGCAAAAGCCTCATGGCGTGCAGTTCCTCAGCGCGCGCGCGTGCATCGAGGCAAGCCTTGACGCGGGGGGCACGATTGCCAAGCACCAGAACCTCGCAGGGCTTGTCCGTTTCCTCGGTGGTGATCGTGTTGCCTTCGGCCAGATAGAGCGGCAGGCCAGTGGCCGGGTGCGGCAGGTGCAGCCAAGAGCCGGTTTCGTGCCGGTCCTGTGCGGTCAGTTGCGAAAAGTCCATTCTCAATCCTCGGGATAGGGGGATAGTTCGGGCCGGGCGCTGCTATCCCATCAGCAACCCGGCCCCCGACTGGTGAGAGCCGGATTAGGCGACGGTCGGGTGAACGTCGTTGACAGTCGGCGCGTTCTGACGGAACGACACCGTGAACCCCTCGTGCGTGGTCGTGTCGCCTTGGTTTTCGGTGTAGCTGTGGGAAAAGCCCTGAGCGTACTGCACCGGGTCGCCAGTGACCGCGATAGGACCATCGCCGGAATCCACACCCGAGCCGGTCAGGATCATGATCGACAGATACCCCTGCCCATCGTCGGACTGTTCGCGCAGATCAATCTGCCCCGGATCGCTCGGAACCATCCGAAACGACATCGAGCTTTCGACGCCAGAGCCTGCGCCCTTGCCTGCGCTGGTGAACCCCGTCGCCAAGTCCGGAATGTCAATCGCGGCATGTGTGATGCCAAGCTGCGGCAGAACCTGCACGCCCTTGGCTTGAACCCAATCCAGCGCCTCAAACCCCGCCTTGTCGTTGGTAGCGGGCAGCGCCTGTGCCACCCACAGGGTCTTCCCGATATTGTTCCTCGTCTGTGCCATCATTTGCCCTTTCGGCCATAAAAAAAGGCCCGCGATTGCGAGCCGGTTTCAGGAGTGCGCGCTGTTCAGCGGATGCCAGCCCGCGCGCGGGGCAATTACTTTTTGTCTGCGCCGCTCTCCGGCTGCGTCACACGCTCCCAGCCCAAGGCCAGCCACGCATCTACGTCAGCCACCAG